AGTTTTTTCTTTATTTATAGAGTTGTAAGGAAATATGCATAAGAGATGTTCCTGAGGTCATTTATTTCACTGGGTCGAACAACATAAAGGACTCCATCAATCTCTTGCCATGTGTAATTTCTGAATTTACCCCAGTGATAATTAAGACCTCTGAATCCCCATCTTTGGATGTCAGTTACAGCCACCAGAGGGTGTTGATCATATGTAAGTCTTGGAGTTTTGGCAGTGTATAGAAAAGTATAATATTGTCCTACATCAGGCACTACTTCTACATCCTTTAAGGTATCCATAATCAGAAGCATCATTTCTTCAGGATCACTCATCTCCTTCAATTCATTCATAATAGGTTTGATCCTATTATCACCGACCTGTTGAGAATATTGTTCAAAGTAACCTTCTAATTTATCTACCATGATATATTCCTAGTTCTTGTTCAGTAATAATTTTAAATTCAATTTTTCTATCATTACAAAATTCTTGTGCTGCTTTCCATTTAGCCGTGTTAACAGCATAGGTTTTACATTCATAAAGATAGGATTGAGTCACTTTTTTTCTCTTCTTAGGAGGTCGAGTTTGTTTCTTGGGTTTTACCTCAATCACATAGGTTTTAATTTCACCCGTGTTTTCTTTGACTTTGATAAGAAAGTCTGGATAATAACGATGAGATCGATTATCAACAGGTGATATGTAACGAATATAAAATTCTTCACTTGCCCACTCTACAATATTCTCATTCAAATCACAATAATTGCAGAATTTGGTTTCCCAAGTACTACGACATATAATATTATTTGGATTTCCCTTGTATTTTCTGGGAAAAGAGGGTTTAAAGAAACTCTTTTTGCTTTCTCCCATTATACATAATATACCAGTAGTAATATTTATAGAGATATGTCTGTCGTAATCGGCGGTTCAACAAGTAACACTCCCAAACCTCATAAAAAAATATTAGCAGATTTAAAAGCCTCTATTTTAAATCCTGCACTTACTTCACACTTTCAATGTTGGTTTTTTCCACCACCAAGAGTGAGAATTTTATTGACTGGAGATGAGAGGGATGATAGATTCACTTCTTTATCTTGTTCAGAAGCTGCATTACCCGCAACTTCTTTGGCAACTCATCAAATGTCGGGAGATCATACTGGAGTAACTGAGAGACATGCATATAGAAGACAATATAATCCAACTTCTTCTTTCACATTTTATGTGGATCATGATTATGAAATAATTACTACCTTTGAAAAATGGATTGGATTTATTGTTAATGAACAGCAATCCAGTGCTGATAATTATTCTTACAGAGTAAACTTTCCTAAGGAGTATCAAACTTCCATTTATATCAAAAAATTTGAAAAGGATTATAATCGAATATTGGAGTATAAGTTTTTACAAGCCTATCCAATAAGTATTGATCAGATGCCAGTTACATATAATTCCTCAGATTTATTAAAATGTACAGTTAATTTTAATTTTTCTCGTTATTTGGTAACCCCTAAAATTAACACTCCTACTATGGGGCCTATAAATGATAGCGATCCAATCATTGGATTGCCTATCATAAACGATGATGGAGTAGTTACATTTAACCCAATTTAACTACACTAAATAAAATACACTGAAATTTCTATAGGATATTATGCCTTTACCAAAGATTGCCACACCGACTTATGAGTTGGAATTACCGTCAACTGGCCAAACTATTGAATATAGACCTTTTCTAGTTAAAGAAGAGAAACTATTAGTTTTAGCTTTAGAAAGTGAAAATACAAAAGAAATAACCACTGCTATCAAGAATGTCATAAAATCTTGTATCCAAACAAAGGGAATCAAAGTTGATACTCTTCCTACATTTGATATTGAATTTTTATTCCTTAATATTAGAGGTAAGTCTGTAGGAGAAGAAATTGAAGTTGGGATGGTATGTCCTGATGATGGTAAAACTCAAGTTCCTGTAAAGATACCTATTGATGAAATACAAGTTAAGAAAAATGAAAATCATACTAATAAAGTTAAGTTAGATAATGATTTAATGATGGAGATGAAATATCCTTCTCTTGCAGAGTTCATTAAAAATAATTTTGATTTTAATGATGGTGGTAAAGTTGTGGATCAGTCTTTTGATTTAATTGCAACTTGTATTGATAAAATTTATTCACAAGAAGAGGTGTGGGTTGGGTCTGATTGCACTAAGAAAGAAATAAGAGACTTTTTGGATTCTATGAATTCTTATCAATTTAAACAGATTGAAGAATTTTTTGAGACAATGCCTAAACTCTCTCATGAGGTAAAATTTACTAATCCAAATACTAAAGTAGAAAATACGGTATTATTAGAAGGGTTATCCAGTTTTTTCGGATAGCTCTAGTCCATATGGATCTAGAGAATTATTATAAACTGAATTTTTCTTTGATTCAGTATCATAAATATTCATTAACTGAGATAGAAAACTTGATCCCTTGGGAGAGAGACATTTATGTTGAACTACTTCGAGCACATCTTGAAGAAGAGAAATTGAAGCAACAACAGCAGCAAGCATCATCTTAATGGCAGTCACCGCTAGACCAGAAATTTCAAAAATTCTATTGGATCTTGGAATAGAACCAGTAGATGTTTATGCTGTCGATAATGCAGAACAAACTTACCTTTCTGCATTAAGAGAAGGTATTAATACTATTGAAGTTGCTTCAAAAGATAAGAAAGGGGATCAGAGATCACGCATATTAAGAGATGAAATTAAACGAATAAGAGAAAAAAAGAGAAAAGTAAATGTTGATAAATTATTTGCTAGAAAACAAGTAATACCCACGAATAGAATTAAACCTCAAGCATTATTACCTGCTAGTAAAGATGATGAAAAAGAGAAGGGTGGTATAGATAAAAAAGCCCATTCCATATTGGACACCATCATAGGAATTTTAAAAATAGGTAATAAGCAAGATAAAAAGGAAGCAGATATAGAAAAGAAAGAGAGATCAGCGAAGAGAAGAAAAGTCAGAGAGAATTTATTAGAAAGTACAAAGGGTATTGCTAAAGTTGGAAAAAATTTAGTAAATAAAATAGTTTCTCCTTTTAGTAATATTTTAAATGCGATAGGAAACTTTCTAAAATTTGTTTTAGCAGGATATCTTTTTAATGTTCTTTTTGAGTGGTTTACGAATAAAGAAAATCAAAAGAAAATTGCTACTCTTAAAAGATTTTTTAGTGATTGGTGGCCTGCATTGGCAGGAGCCGCTCTTTTATTTTTAACTCCTTTGGGTCTTATAGTGGGAGGTCTGATTGGATTTTTATCTTGGGCCCTTCCTGCTTTGACATCTCTTATAGCAGCAAATCCGTGGCTTGCTGGAGTGGCTCTTTTTACTGCTCCTGCTTGGTTAACTTCAGTTTTTCCTGATTTAGGAAAAACACCGACCCAAAAAAACATCGAAAAAAGTCTATCAGAGAGAGGAAGAGAAGAAACTATTACAGCATTATCTGCTGAATATGATGAAAAATTATCAAAATTTCAAGAGTCGAGAAATCCTTTTGTGAAGGCTCGATTAAATAATGAGTTATTAGAAATACAAAAACAAATTAATAAATTAAATCGCATACCTCAGAATAATAATCAAAATAAGAAGAAGTTTGAAGAAGGGGGATTGACTAAAGGCCCATCTCATGCTCAAGGGGGAACAGATATAAATGTTGAAGGTGGTGAGTTTATATTTAAAAAGGAAGCTACAAAATTTTGGGGACTGCGTACTTTAGAGGTTATGAATAAAATGGGTGGTATGGGTAGGAGATCTCCTTCTAAACCTAAGAAAAAACTGGTAAAACCTCAATATGAAGGTGGGGGATTGGTAGAGATAAAAAGTATGTTTAATAAAACTTCAACGATCCCGTTTATTTCCGATGATAAAGGTAAATTTACCTCTAGTAAGGCAAAAGGAATGGTGGCTCTGGATATTCCTGTAAATCAACAAAATACTAAGACAATTGTAATGCCAGAGAAGAGAATAATGAAACAAAATCAGGCTCCTACTAAGATTGGAAGTAAGACTATTCCTGATATTGCAATTATAAATGGATCTCATTATAGAGAAATGACTACTCGCTCTTTGGGTATTCATGATTTGGTAGGGGTGTAATATGGTATTATCTGCTTTAGGAACTTTAGGAAAATCATTACTATCAGGAAGGAAGAAGAAAAAATCTAAGTCTGGGAAAGAGATGTCTCAGCAGGTATTAAATCGTTCTAGTAAGGAAGATGAAAAACTTGTCATTAAACCTCAAAACTCTTTAGTTCCTCTTTCTATTAAGACAACTACAATCCCTACTGCCAATTTGATAACTACGAAAGAAGATTCTATAAAGGATAAACTTTTGATGATAAAAAATTTATTGGGACTTCAACTGAAATTTAGATTATCCTCTTGGTCTCAAAGAATGAAAAGTATGAGGGAGGAGAGAAGAAAAAAAAGAGAGAAAGAATTAGAAGAAAATAAACAAAAAAAGAAAAAATCATCTTTTTTAAATTTACTTCCTAAAACAGGGATATTAGATTCTCTCAAAAATTTTCTAGCATTTTTAGCAGGTGGGTTTTTACTTAATTTACTTTTTAAATATCTTCCTCAATTAGAAAAAATAGGTAAAATGTTACGCCCTATCATTAAGGGTATTATGCAATTTGGTAAATTTATGTGGGAGGGAGTGATAGGATTTATTGTAAAAGCATATGATGGTTATGATGCTCTCAGAGAGTCGATTAGAAAAATTGGTGGTGATGAAGCTGTAGAGAAATTTGATAAAGTTGCTGAATTATTAAAGAAGGTAATTAATGGAGCATTGATAGCTGCTGCGATTGCTTTAGTTGCTCGACCTTTTATGCCTAGACGTGGAGGAAGAGGAGGTGGTGGGCCATGTCCTCCATGTAAACCATGTGTTTGTAAAGTTCCCGATCCTCAAAGAGTACCTTCATTAGAAACACAATTATCATCAGTGACACAACTTCAACCTGATGCAGCTACGAGTCCAGGATTCAATTGGGGACGTATATTCGATCCTATTAGAGATATATTGAGTGCATTAGGTAAGAAAAAAAGTGAGGATGTTATAAATCCTGCCATAGATCCTGTCCTAGAAGGAGAAACTGCTTATGCTACATCTACACAGAGTTTAGCAGATGCAGTAACCGCATCTGATTCTAGTTTAGCAACAGTTGAGAAGTTGTTGGAAACCCCAGAAGAAGTAGAACAGGTAATACCAATTAATCCAGACACAGGTGTATATTATACCCCTGAAGATTTTAAGGACAAGCCTCTAGTGTATGCTGATGTTAAGACTGTGAGGGAGGGATTAATACTCGCTAATAAGGTAAGAAAAGTGACTGCTGCGATAACCTCAACGGTAATTGGAAACTTCTTGCGAAGTCTCGTCAAAGCACCTGCATTTGCAGAAGGTGGCACTGTACCGCCCCTCTCACCTATGAAATTTACATATGATGATCTTGCCACTAATACTTCTTATTCGATAGGTAGTTATGGAATGATCACCAATACCACCACTATTATTCAGCCCGTAGTTCAGGAAGTTTAAAATCATGACATCAGCAGTAGAAACTCCTTTCATCTATAATGCATTAGCCATTCGTGCAAATGTTGGTGATGAAGAACTCGTGGATCTTCGCACGGGTACTCCTATTATTGAATATAGAGAGAGTGTTTTTATGCCTTATGTTGAGGTCACAGCTTTTATTGTAGACACAGGAAATACTGTTCCTGCAGACGACGGAAAACAGTCTAGTATTGGTTTGTTAGATGCAGAAATTGCTCAAGGAACTGAAGAAGTTTTCTTTAGTATAGAAGATGAAAAGGGTACTAGAATTGATTTGCCAAACTTAAGATTGGCACAGATATCTAATATGAAGCAATCATTTCAAAATCAAACATATACTTTAAGGGCTGTATCTAAAGAAGCATTTGACAATACTTTACTGGAAAATAGATGTAACTCCAAATACTCAGGAAAAATATCTGATATTGCAGCTGCCATTATAAGAACAAATTTAAGATCAAATAAGACATTAAATATTGATGAGACTCTGAATGAGTATCATGAATGGGGTGATAATAAGTATCCTTTTGAGTTACTTTTAGATATTCAAAAACTTTCTATTCCTAACATACAAGTATCTGATGGTAAAAGTGCTAAGGGAAAAACGGCTGGATATCTTTTTTGGGAAACTGCATTGGGATATAATTTTAAATCTCTTGATGGATTATTTGATACTAGTGGTAAAACAATTAAAAGATTTATTGAAAATAAAAAGTCCGATGATAAAACACCTGCGGGTTATGATGCTAAAATTTTATGGTCATGTGTCACTAGAAGTACAGATGCATTAGCACAATTTGAATCTGGTGCATGGGGAAGTAAAATAAACAGTTTTGATGAAGTGACAGGTGAGTCCAAAGAATCTGAATTAGTTTCAGGTGAAAATACTGTGATGGCAGGTAAAAAATTACCTAAACTAGCTAAAGATTTTATAGGAAAACTAACAGGTTTTCAAGTTACTACAGCTGCTACTGGTCAAACAGTAAAAGGAAAAGATGATGTAGAGAAACAAGTCGAAAAAACTGATCAACCAAAATATGTTGTTGAAGAAATTTTTCAACAAGCACATCAAAATTATAGACAGAAAATGAATATGTCAGTGGAGATTATTATCTCTGCTGATCTGGATTTACATGCTGGTGATTTGGTTTATTGTGGGTTTGAGAAACTTTCTAATGCAGAGACCATTGTTGAAAGTGACAAGCGAGATAGCGGTCTATATATGATAGCTGATTTATGCCATCACGGAACTAAAACTAATTCTTTTACAGCATTGCATTTAGTTAGAGATTCTTATGGTGTTAAAACGGTTGAAGTATCTGAAGATGCACAAGCATTAGCAGATGATAGCGGTTATACTCTTGCTACTTCAACTGTCATCGCTGGTGGTGGATTTGTAGAAACTGTGATAGAATAAATGCATCCAGTTTATAATAAATACCAACGTAAGGGATTACTTTTATGACAACTAACACTCCAGAACACGATCTAGAGCATGAGGTGTATCTAGATCCCAAGGACAATAAAGAACATATCAATCATGGTATGTTAGAGTATAGTAAAGAAGATTTGGAAATGCATAATGATGCGTTCCATGCACATAGTGAGGAGGAGGTAGATAAGAATGATGCAAAGATTAATGATTGGCACACCAGACATGAAGATAAGCATTTAGAAGTTTATTGTGATAATCATCCAGATTCATTGGAATGTAGAGTATACGACGATTAAAAACGAATGAAGTCTCAAACTGAAAGATATACTAAAAAACAATACGAGGAGTTGATGGGTTGGACAACCCCTCGCCTGGCTCAGATTGCGGATGATATTAGTCATGTAGAGACTTTACAGCAAACTCAATATACAGGTAAAGATAATCCTGAATATAATCTTCCTCGATATAAGATTCGTATATTTGGGATTCATGGTGATGATATTGCTCCTGAGGCTCTTCCTTGGGCATATCCTCCTTTCCCTACTTCAGGTTTACGAGGAGAATCTGTTGGATTTCCTACTTTTCCTATCAATACTCTTGTTTATGTAATTAAAAATCTTGATACGGGTAACTGGTATATTGATAAAGTTGTTCCTATTACCAAAGGAGATCTTCCTGATAAAAAAGAAGGAAAGGGGCCGAGTGCAGCCAGTGGATTCCAACCAGGATCTACATTATACTACAAACCAGAAACTCAATATGGTAGTAAGGTTGATGGTGAAACTGTTTCTCAAACAGCTAATAAAAAAACTAAATCAACTAATAAAAAAGAGAGTGAAGGTAGAGATCCTATATTATTTTCGTGGGTAGACAATTTAGAAGATGCTGCTGAAGGTATTGAATCTGATTTGGAGAAGTTAAAGAAAGATATTGAGGAGGGTCTTGATGATTTTGAGGAAAAAATTAATGAGTATGCTAAAAAAATATCAAAATGGATCACCAAGATGATGAACAAGGTGAAGAAGAAGTTCATCAGAAAGTTAGAAGCGGCTATAAACAATGCTTTAGCAACTAATCCTTTATCAGGTAGATTTGCAGCTAATGGAATAAAAAAGAAAATTGTAGATGCGATTGCATGTATTTTTAAATTAATGATTTCTAATCTAGGTAACTTGATTGGAAATGCAATTACTTCTTTTATTGATAAGATTGTAAATGTTGCTACTTGCGTTGTAAATAATTTTATTGGTAATTTTATAGGTCAGATTGTTGGACAGTTATCAAGTTTAATTAATGGGATTTTAGGGCCTGTTTCTAATTTATTTGGAAGTATTGCAAGTTTGATGGGTAGTATTGGAAGTGTTTTAAAAACAATATTATCTCTTTTAGAATGTGAAGTAGGTGGATGTATAAAGACAGACGAAGGGCCAGGTGAAGCAAAACAAGAAGGTGAGAGTTTAAAAGATTATACCGCAAGAAGAGATAAAGAGAAAAAATGTGATAGTGGAGAAGATCCTGAAGTAAAGAGATGGAATTTTAATGAAGGTGGTGCTCCTAAGAATAAATCATTAAATATTAAAGATATTTTTGATAAAGCAAGAAAAGTTGGAGAGGATTTTGAAGCACTAACTAATGTTCCTGATAATCTTAAGAATTTCAATTTTGATTTTGATCCAGGATCAGCATTGAGTGATGTCTTTAGCGATTGTTATTCGGGGCCTGAAATATGTGGAGCACCTCAAGTTGTTTTCTGGGGTGGAAACGGTTCGGGTGCAGCTGGAAATCCAGTTCTTAATGCTACAGGTGATCTTTTAGGAATTGATATTATTTTACCAGGAAATTATTCTGAAGCACCTTTTGTAAGTCTTAAGGATAATTGTGGTAATGGAGGAGGATTTACAGGTACAACTGTTATAGGAGAGGTGGGAATAGCAACTACCGCTTTTGGTGATGGAACAGGTATTGGTACTACGGGTGGTCTTGGTGATCTTTCCGATCCTACTTATGATGATACTAATGTTGGAACAGGAGCTGGTTTAGGAGTAGGAGTTACTTTCACTATAAAAGTAAAAGGAACTCCTGCAGGTAATAAGTATGTGGTAGATGGTAGACAGCAAAGAACTCTTACCTTAGAAAGAGGTAAAACTTATATCTTCAATCAGGCACATTTTTCCAACGGCCCTGTGGGTGTAACAACTGCAGATTTTGAATTGGGTGACACCTTATATACTATTGATCAAGAGGGTCAAGCTGGAAAAATACATCCTTTAAGATTCTCTGAAAAATCAGATGGAATTCATAATTGTGATAGAACCACTGAAACCACAACTCCTGACTCATGGTTTTTAGCTAAAGATGGATTACCATCAAATGCATGGGTATTAGGCACTGATGGATGGTCGCCATTTTTACAAAATTATGGAGTTTTTCCTGAACTTTATAAAGTTTTACCTGGTATTCATAGAGGTAATTGGGAAGTTGATATACAAGAAACAGGAGATTATACTTTTGAGATGCAAGCAGACGGTGATGGAACTCTCAGTTGGGATGGTGTATTTTTAGGTAGCACTGATCCTTATGCAGGAACAGCAGTTGATTTGAAAGGCCCTCATAATACACCTAAGTTTCTTTCTGTTAATGTCACTCAAACAGGAAAACATATTATTACTGGTTCTATAGTGAATAGTTATCTTACTTCTGCAAATGATGAGTTTGTAGAATCCACAGGTGAATTTAAAAATCCAGGTGCTCTAGCATGGGTTCTAAGAAATTCTGCAGGAAATATTGTTGCTTCATCTTTAGATTCTTTTGCATCTCAAACAGAAGAGATTGTGAGTAATTGTGGGGTTGAATATACTCGTGGGGTTACTGTAGATGGAGTTCCTGGTCAGATTGGAGCATATACTAGAATTGTAGTTAATAATAATACTCCCGATACCTTATATTATTACTGTGAAAATCATCCTCAGATGGGAGGATTAATTAATGTTGTAACAGCTG